GCTCGCGCTCTTCCGCAAGGCTGCGGGCACCCGTTGGGGCCGGAAAATCTACTAATGTATGACAATGCCCGTAGTTTAGGGAGCACAGCAGCAGGCGGCGGGCATATTCGTCTAGATCTGAGCCGCAGCCATCCACATCCTTCGCGAAAATATCCGTCCAATATGGGTCGCCTACCAAACTGATTGGTTTACGCAGAATTAACCCTGCGGCGGCACGCACCAGGCGTTGGGTAAAGGGTGAAAATACGGCGCGGTTTACTCGCGCTAAATACGCGGTGTAATCCTCGCGGGGTTCGATTGGTAGGAAGGCTTCGCTGTTTTCGCGGAGGTATTCCGTGCCAAGGGTCACGGCCTTCATGATTTCCCAGCCCTTCATCATGTCCAGTACCGCTTGCGTGCGGGTGAACGGACTGTCTGCTCCACCGATCGTGCTGGAACTTACAAGGTGGGTGCGGATCTGGCCGGGAACTGCATAGGTCATTTAGTTACCATTTCTCGCGATTTGCCCAGTAAGCGGCGGACATTTTACCTTTTTTGATATTAGCGGCATGGCGTTTCTTAAATGCTTCGCGCCGTTTGCGGGCGGATTCGCTTTCGTTTTCCTTTTTTGGGCTGCCCGTCACGCCCTGTTGGCCGAAACGGATCAGCTTTACCGTGTCGCCTTCTTTGGCAAGCACCGCATGGCTTTTCTTTGCGTGGCCTGGGGTGCGTTTTGGCTTGTTATAACCGCTGAATTTTTCGCCGCGATATTCAATCATCTTCGTCCTCCACTTCAATCATTACTTCGATACCACTAGCAAGACGCACCATCAGCCCCGCAAAATCTTCGGGATCTTGCGGTGTCATAAAGGCAAATGATGCTTCGGTGGTGCGGCTTTCGGAATCCACCTCAAGATGGGTGCAAAAGCCGCTGATGATTCGGGTGCCCATTAGCCGTGGTAAGCAGCGATAATATGAGGCGTTAAAGATACCGTTCCAGAGGAAATGGCGGCTATTCTCATGCGGACTTGAGGGGCGGACTTTCCGGTGTAAAAGTAGACGTATTGGCCGGATGAATTGATGGTTTTACTGGTGTCAATAGTGAACCAGCTACCACTGCTCTCGAAATTAGCTTCTAAAGCCAAGGTGAAGTTTCCTGAGCTGGACACATCAGCTGCAAATGCGTATTCGCTGGTGTGGGAACCGACGGCGAACCAGTCGTCTACAGAGGTCATTGTTGCCCCCGTGTGCTCGACGATGTTTGTATACCGGTTGACCCCGGTTGAAGCGACACCAGCCATTACTTTTTCCCTTTTGGTTTACGTTTTTTGGCCGTTTTGGCCGCTTTTTTGAATGCGCCAGCGGTTGGAGCGCCTTTTGAGCCTGGTTTGCGCATACTTTCGTCCGCACCAGCTTTGATCCGCTTACGTTTGGCGTGGATATTTGCGTAAAGACCGCGTTTTGCCATGGAAATCGCGATAGCTGTTCATATTCTACTTCTTGGGGCCTTTCTTTCCCTTGGGCTTCTTCTTTTTGCCTTGGCCGTAGTGTCCGGGCATTGATTTACTCGCTGGGTTCAGCTGAATCTACTTCTTTTTGTGGTGTTATTTCGGCTTCGATTACGTCGCTTTGTGGTAGTTGCGCAGTGACTACTTTTGGTTCGACTTGGATACTTAGTGATGGCACTTGGATGGATACTTGTTCGGGTGTGTTTTCGCCGAGAACACGTCCCAGGGAATCCAAAACTTGCGCGGCGACTTGGTAGTGGCCCTTTTTCATGGCGGCGTGGACGACGCGGAGACGCATGGTTTGGATGCGGCCCAGCATTGCTTCGCGGTCGCGGATCCAGTCCTCTTCGGTCCAGCTTTTTACTTGGTCCCAGTCGCGCCAGGCAGTGGGGATGCTGATTCCTTCGCGGGCACTGTGTTCATATACGATTTGGCGTACGCTATGGCCGTCGAGTTGGTGCCGGTACATGCGGCGCTGTCGCGCTTCGATGTATTCTTGGGCGCGTTTATCACCACGACTGCGCTTTTGTGGGCCCTCGTAATTAACCATTGGTTTGTGTAGCTCAATACAACCTATATGAAGTTGTGCCCATTACGCCTGATTTTGCCAGGTTGAATTGTTGCAGGCATAGGTAGCCGAAGGCGTCAAATGCGTGGTCTACGCCTAAATTTTTGTTCGGTAGGCCCGTTCCAGGGGCATAGGTCAGGCTGCGGAATGATTTGATTAGTTCCTTGCAGCGTGGGTGGATATAGCAGCGGCGCGTTCCAGTGGCGTCTAAAAGCGCGGTGTTGACGGCGGTGATTTTGTCGCGTACTTTCCAGGGGCTCTTTGGGGCGCAGACGCGGAACCCGGATTTTCGTAGGATGTTGTGGTCTGTGGCGCCTACGCCTTGGGTTTTGCGGGCGCCGCCCGTGGGGTCGGGGCAGGCCATGATGCGGCGTTCCAGGCCGAAGCGGCGGATTACTTCTTCCGTGAAATCCCAGGTGGTGGCGCCTCCCGTTAGGTGGATTTCGTCGAAAACATAGAGGGTGTCGTTGTCTTTGACTGCGCAGATGCCGGTCATTGGGTCCACGTTGAAGTCGACGCCTAGTAGTAGCGGCAGGATTGGGATGTCCTTCGCGGCGGTGCTGATGTTGGCGTCGCCGAATGAGACGGCAACGAGGCCGGATAGGTTTTCAAAGCTGGCCTCGAACTCTTGGCGGAAAGTTCGTGGGTCGAGTTGGCCTCGTGCAGCTTCGATTTCTTCCGGTGGGACGTTGCCGCCTTCAATTGTGGTGAAGCTCCACCGTTTCCAGTTCGTGTCGCCTGTGATGCAGTACTGCCAGAGTTCGTAGAACCAGCTGGCCGTTCCATCGGGGGTGGATATGAATAAGGCCCAGCCCTGTTTGTCCGCTAATGCGGGGCGGATCACCTCGAACCAGACGGCGGCGTCCATAAATGCGGCTTCGTCGAGTACCACGCCCGAAAGGCTGCGGCCTCGTAATGCCATTGCGTTTTCGGTGCCCTTTAGTTCGATTGTGGAACCGTTGACAAGTTCCAGCTTGAGGTCCGTTTCGTTCTTGGATTTGATCCACGCTGCGGGGACAATGCGTTTCATCACCTTCCAGGCGATGTCTTTTGCCATTCGGTACGTCGGGGCGCAGTAAAAGAAGGTTTCGCCGGGGCTGGCAATCGCTCCACGCAAGAGTTCGATGCAGGCTAGGTAGGACTTTCCGAAGCGGCGGCCTGCGACTAGTACGCGAAAACGTGCGTCGCTGTTGAAAACTTCACCTTGTGCGTGCCGTAACGAAAGCGGTGGGGGTGTACGTACGGCCATGTATTACAGAAGAAAGTATTTGGTGCGTATTTTTTTGGGGCCTGTACTACAGGATAGTTGACTTTTGGTGGATACCCCCTTAGTATTACAGTAACAGATGTTTCCCACGTACCAGCAGGTTCCCTATGTCCTACGCCATGCCGCCCTTGTTGCGAACCCGCCCCCCTTGTTGAGAACGGGTCAACTGTTACATTTTGTGACGGTTTTTTGAGAATGATTCTCAGTCGTCGATCGCGGCACCAGCTGCGCACATAAGCGAGCCACCGGCCACGGCAACGCAGCCGAGCAAACCTAACACCGCCATGCCGTCATCGCCGCGTAGCGGTTCCTCAGCGAGGACTGAGCCTATGGCGACCCCACCACATGCGGCGGTCACACCAGTGATAGTGAAGGCGGCGACTGTTACGAAGCGTGTCGATAAAAATTTTGTCATGATTTTAGAAGGAAGTGTTAACAATTGTGATAGCTGAGCTTGATCTCAGAAAGCGTGCGCGATGCGACGCGAAACGGTGGATTGACTGATCCCTAGCTGCTGTGCAATCTGACGCTGACTCAGCCCGTAGTGACGGCTAAGGCGTCTGGCTTGTCGCGTCTGGCGTTGCTGGCTGGATTCAGTGGCCCATAGGATCACGATCAGCGGTAGAAGAACCAACGCGATGATCGCAGCGGTAGAAGTGGTGATCATTGGAAGCGGAACCGAACGGGCTTAGGTGGTGCTCTCCGTTCGGTCTCTATCCTACTACATCAACAGCAGTTGCCAACGTGCAACGCTGGCAATCAATTCTCAAACTGTCAGCGACTCGATGGCATCCAGAACAGTGTGAACCATCCATTCGATCTCCTCTTGTTGACGAAGCAGCGCAAGAAATCCGATCTGGCCCACTTGCTCGGCAGGCAGCAACTCCGTCGTTATGTCGTCGTCTCTGAAGGCAACGCGGCCCACATTCTCAGCGAGCCAAGCAATGTTTTGTGATGTGTAAGAATCCGCGCCGGATTCTGCAATCTCCCAAGAGACCTCACGGTATGCCTCAACGTGCCAGGGTGACTCGCCGGGCTGTCCATACCCAAGCAACGACTCAACAATGTGGGACACTGTGGAATAGCGCCATTCATTGGGCAGTTCATCGTCGTGGGCAGCGTGGATGATCTGTAGAAGATCATCACGAATCGGCCCCCAATAATCAGCATCCGACAGATGCGTAAATTTTGTTCCGTCGCTTTTGTGGCGAACGCCAAGCGCTCCACTCAAAGCTTCAAGCCATCCCTGAAATGTGGTGGGCTTAGCGATCCGCTGCGTTTGTGTTGTTGTCATTGACCTTGGTGTGGTTCCTCCTAATACTACAGCACAGTAGAAGAAACCGCAACCCCCAAACCCGAAACGTGCCAACATTTGCCAATCGTCTTGTTTTTCCCGTTTTTCCTGTTATTGTGCTCTGGTAGTCAATCGCCAAACCATGGCAACTCACGCAGAAATCGAACAGCGCCAATCAGTTATTCGTGGTTGGCTGGAATCAGGCATCGCGCATTCCAGCGCGGCAACCATGGCATCAGTCCGGTTTCACATAAGCCGATCCGTCTCCTATGACGCTATCCGGCAAGCCCAACAGACCATAGATTCCAGTGACGACGGACCAGCAGAATCTGAGCAAGACCTGGAACCGCTGTCAATTCTCGCAACGCTTCAGCATCATTTCAACATTGCCGCCGCAAGTGGGGACGTGCCAGCCATGGCAAAGCTGGTTCAATCCATGGACAAGGCCAGGACATGGCGTGGCTTGAAACAAGAGAAAGCGTCGCCCCTGCAATCCCCGCACGCTTGAACCCGTGCCAGTCCTAACCTATGGGCTGGCCCTATTTTGCATTGCCTAGCGTGAACAATGCTCCAACTGCGGGCGCAGCCCGCTTCTTTGCGTGTCCGCGTCTTGTGCTGCTCACCATGGGCGATGGACGAACCACCACGAAATATTTCGTAATATCCACGTCGGTGCATCACGCGAAGCGTTGCGCTATGGCGGCATGTGGAAGCACGTTCCAGCTGCTTGAATGGCAAATTAGGCCGTGGCCCCTTGAATGCGGCGACCTAGGCAAGGGCGAATTTTTAGCATCCTGCTATTCCTAGTGCGATGCTTTGAGGGCCGCTAGGCCCGAAAAGTAGCGCTCCACCCTGTCCTTGAATCGGGTTTCAGCGCCGATTAGCTCTAATGCGGATAGCTCGCGCACTTGTGGCGCTCCGGTACGACGTGCCACCACGATTAACGCTCCAGCTGCTTGTATGCCGGTCATTTCACGCAGTCCCAGCGAGTATGCACCGCATTGGTCTATGTAGTTTTGTAACATGTCCTCGTTTCTTTCGCGGACGCTGGTCTTCCAGTCCACGACATACAATCCTTTACGGTCTTTTACCTCCAGCAGGGCGTCTGCCGTTCCAGCAAATCCAAGCGGATGCCGGACACTGAATTCAATCGCATGAATGGCGGCAAGGTTTTCCTCGATCCACCCACGTAGGCCGCGTGCATAGCCTGATGCGCTCCAGGCAACCCTAGGTGCGCTTTGAATGGCCTTATCCAGCGCCCAGCTGGTGATGGCAGGTGGACAACGTTCCAGGCCCTCCTTGTTGTCTTTTAGGCTTTTTCTTTTTGTTGCCGTTTGGATGGCGAGTTTTCTGGTGACTCGTAGTAGACGTTCCGCGTGATCATGGGCAAGCGTTCCACGCTTTGCAGCCATGTCTCGGTCTTCACTAGCAGTCGGTCTAGTGAGCCACCGTTCCAGGGCTTGTTGTTGCCATTCGGGTGCCGTTTCTTTGAGTATGTGCGTAACACTGTGAAAAACGCTGCCAGCGTCATCCCGATACACGCGGAAAGGGCCAGAATCATCACGTACCAGGGTATTTCTACCTAGGTTATTCAGCCTTTCCTGTGTTTGGCTAGCCATGCGTTTATAAGCTGATTTTCCTTCGGGACTATTAAGTGATATGAACTAACCCAACCCACTTTATCGCCGACCGTGATACGTACCATCGAGTCGGGTTCAGTCACTATTTTTGTTTCCGGCACCTTCACCGAGTCCGGTATACAAGCTGTGGAATGGGTGTTTTGGGTCGTCTCGGCCATCGTCCATGTACATACGTTCCAGCCTATTCTGCCGTTCTCGCTGCGCTTGTACTTGTTCCTGTGGAGACATTAAAATACTCTTTCCCATATTTACTATAGCCAATAAAAAGCCCCGTGCCATAGGAACACGGGGACTTGTTAGGCGCTAGGCAGCTTCCTTGAATGGATTACCACCAGCAATCAGCCTGGTGATGTCAAAGCCAGCATCTAGTGCTGCTTGCCATGCCTTATCCAGTACCGCTTGGCTGCTCTTACGGGGTACAGGCCGCAACGTGTATTCCGTGTTAAGTCCTGA